CCTTTTAATTTTTATTTTCTATATTCTTCACCATGCATCCGGAAGTTCTGGAGAATAATGTTCTTCAAAGTTTTCTCTTCTAATCTTATGATAATCTTCATCAAAGGTATTCTTCTCTATCAAAGCCTCCCAAGACGGGAAGCCTTTCCGTAATTCTTCAATAGTTATACCTTGATTTCGGAAACGACGCATTGACTTCATAGAATAAATCTTTGCTAGATCTGCATCTGCAGACCAATCATATGCTCGCTTCCACAGAATATAAGTATAAGACTCCCTAACAAGGTCATATGCCAACTTATTAGATGCTGATGTACCGTACGCATGTCCTATAAGAGCTAAAGCTACTTCCTTCTCTGTACGAGTATCCGACTCACGGCCATAAGCAGCTCGTATCATTATTTCATTCACCTCCCTAAAAGGAAGGTAACGAGGCTGGTTGGGGTACTTTCCAAAATGAGGATTTTTAATAAAAAATTGTTTAAGGAAACAAGCCCCTCGCTTTACCACTCTCCCCTTGTCTACGGAAGACAAAAAAGAAACACCATCAAATATATCCTTAAGATCTACATCAAATGCGCGTTTCAAGAAAGTTTGGAAATTATAACCAGAAAGATAGTAACTTACTCTAGTTTCTCCCTTATTATAAAGGTGGTCATCTCCATAGAAAACTGCACAAATCTGTGAAACTAATTCATCCAAATCTTCCTTATCCTCCTCTGGGGCATTATGTAATTGGGCAGTACAAAAGAGGAAAAAATACAAACCCATAATCCAAGAATCCATATGCGAGGTATTATAGCATCCTGAGGGAACACCTCCATTTTGTAATACCCAAACATCTGAATAGAGCCTTGTTAACCGCTCTACCATTCGAGGAGCCAAATACTTTAACAATTTTACTTTAAGATCATAATCTAAAGTACCTGGAGTTTCATGAACTAACATCATATCCATATATAATTGAACAAAATAAGCATGAACTGTTTGATCCATGTTTTTCAAATCTCCCTCAACCAGTATTCTCTTAAAATCATTCAACTGAGTTATACCTAACCATCTCGCTAAAATGTCAGCTCCTCCGTGAGGCCATTTAAACCCTATCAAAATCATCTTACCACGTTCTTTCATCATTCTGACTTTTGATACTAATTTTTCAGCCAACACATAGGTGCTAGTAGGAATACAAAAGAGTCGCAATTTCTGTATCCATTGAGCATATTGGTTATCATCTAGTTGCTTTGTCCAAGAAAAATAATTTTCTACTTTTCCCACTTCTGTCCAGTAAGTCTCCCATTCTATTCCATTTTCCAAATAGTCCATGATTCGATCAAAATCATGTTGCATCATATCTATCTTTTTACCCGTAGTAGTTATAATTATAGGTTCACCTGTAGGAAGAACTTTATTAGAACTTGCTTCCTTATTTAACCCAGATGCAGAGCCTAAATAAGCAGAATCCATAACTTCCTGGAATGATATCACAGATCGCTCAACTCCCAATTGATCCGGACCATATCCCATACAGGCATACATTCTTCTCATTGCCTCATTAACATGCTTGACGGCTTCCTTCCCTGCCAGGTTTAATTCCCTTGTTTCCCTAGAATATCCAAGTACTGCATTTATTGTTTTTAAACCAGCAGCATTCTGCAACGCAGGAATTCGAAAAGGACGACCATTTAACTTCCCAAATGTTGACCAATAAGCAGATCGTTTTCGTACCTCATTATGAAAATCATCTAGGTCGTCTAAATCAGAATACAGATAAGCCCAATCTATATAACCTTTAAAATATTGGGGAAGTATTTTTCTATCTGCATACCTATATGCCTCTCGAATGAGAGGAGGAGGCTCATACGGGGGTGTCTCCAAAAATTCCGCTTTCTTACGAATTGGGGGAGGTACTTTCTTCATATTGGGAGATTTTGATATACGGTTATACAAAGCTTCCTTCATATCATCTTCCATACTGGGAACTATTTGACCATTTACCACCCTGTACCTTGCCATTACTAATTCTACAATAGTTTTCCGTTGATCTTCTAAGGTTCCCTGTAAATAATGTGTTCCTAGAGAAGACAGAGGAGTCCCAGCTATTCCGGAAATTATTGTAGGACAAGAGCAATTATGTTTATGTGCACAATCCTCTAAATTAGGACGCTTCCAAGATATCATTTGTAATCCTTTTCGTTTTATTATAAACTTAATTGGATGATTAGGAGGATAATTTTCACTTAAATATCTCCCAAGAAAACCGTACAATTCAGATGAAGTAACAGGATAATGCTCGCCTGTTATTTCGTTTAGTATCTGGTTGGCGCCGGC